TTAGGTGAGGTCCTTGATCCAGCCGTGGTACTGCTCGGGGCCGTACTCGAGGCCGATCTCGCCGTACAGCTGGTACTTCTCCGAGGCGCCGGTCTTGGCCAGCGGCTCAGCGAACAGAACGCCCTTGCCGGGGGTTTCGAGGAACACCGGGCGGCAGACCGACAGGTCCACGATGCCGACGCCGCCCGCCGGGAAGTGGCGGTTGAGCATGACGCCGAAGATCCCGAAGTCGGTGATGATGGTGTCGATGGCGACACCGCCGATGTTGCGGGTCATCGTGGGCTGGTTGAGGACCGCCGTCGAGTAGAGGTTCGACAGAGCGATCTTCTGCGCCGAGCCGACCATGAACACGGTGGTGTCCTGTGCCAGCGTCGCGCCGTTGCTGAACATCGCCGCCAAAGCGTTGTCGACGATGCTCTTGCTCAGGGCCCGGCCGGTGCCGCCGTTGGCGAACACGTTGGTCGAGATCGCCGACAGCACACCACGGGTCTGCCGTGCGGTGCTGTTGTTGGCCGGCTTGGCGTAGGTGCCGGACAGGAACGACTTCTCCAGGTCGACTCCGATCTTGCGGAGCTTGAGGTCGATCTGGTGCGACAGCTCGTCGGTGACGGGGTTGGAACCGTCGGCCGAGTTGATGCCGTTGCGCATCCCGTTGGCGGCCATCTTGGTGTAGGACACCTCGACGGATTCCTGATGGATCTCGACCACGTTGGAGACGTTGGTGCGCGCCACCCCGCTGGCCGTGGGCGCCGGGGCGCCTTCGGTCTTGCTGTTGTTGGCCGCCGTGGTTTCCAGATCCTCGGTCTGCCACTCGAATTCGACGCTGGTGGTGCGGGCGCCGTTGCCCAGGCCGCCGATGGAGGACAGGAACGGGGTATCCGACGGTGCGACGGAGAACAGTCGCCCGGCGTAGTTGGGCAGGTTGTAGGTGGTACCCAGCCCGGAAACGGTAGACATAAGAGCTCCCTTCGGTTATGCCATCTGCTGACGCAGATCGATGAGTTGCTGTGCTTTCGCGGCGCCGGCGGCTTTCCAGTCCTGCTGGGATTCCGCGTGTGCGGCGACTTGTGCGGGTGTCAAAGGCCCGTTACCTGACTGACCTTGACCACGGTTGGGTGTGAACCCCTGCGTGGTCGCAGGGGCAGCGACCAGGTTCGGCTTGTCGGCCGCGAGCTGGTCGAAGCGCTGTTGCAGTTTGGCGGTGTCGACGTTGTCGTCGGTGGCGAACCCGGACAGGTCCCCGATCAGCGCCAGCGCGGCGTCGGCGTCGATGAACCGGCCGCCGGCCAACTCGCGGGCCTCGGCCCGGATGGCCCGGTCGCGCCAGGCGTCGCCGCGCTTGTTGGCCGTGGCGATGTCTTCCTGCGCGGTGGTCAGCGCGTCCTGTTTGGCGCGGCGCTGCTGCTCGGCTGCGTCCAGGATCGGCTGTGCGGCAGCGAGTTTGCTCTTGGCGTCGCCGTTCTCGGTGCGCAGGTTCTGGATCAGATTCCAGGCCCGCTCCGGGTCGAACGGTTCGCCATTGGCCTCCCACGGCGGGATATCCGCCTGCGGTGCGGCGGGCGGGGCAGCGGGCGCGGCAGCGGGCGGCTGGGCAGCGGGCGCGGGTGGTGCGGGGGCCGTCGGCGGCGTCACGGCGGGCGCGGTGGGTTCGAGGAACACCGGTGCGGGCGAGGCGGTGGCGGCGCCGGGCATGTTGTTCGGGGTCGGGGCAGGGCTGGTCATCGTCGCCTCCTGGGCATGCAGAAAAGCCGCCCCACTCGGGACGGCTCTAGGTGATGGGTGAAACCCCGGCGGTTACGCCGCGGATTGGGTGCGCTGGTATTCGGTCAGCGCGTCACGCAGGTATTTGCTCGACTTGAGCAGCTTGCCGGCCTGCGCGAGTTCGAGAGCTTCGCGGACCTCGTCAGGTTCCAGGTCGCGCCGCTTGAGTCCGATGAACAGGAACTGAATCAGGGCGACGACGGTGTCCTGGCGCATCAGGGTGTCCAGGGCTGTGGCGTCGGAGTACTCGCCGCTGTACCGGGGGTACAGCCGCTTGGCGAGGTTGCCGCCGTAATTGGCCACGTCACTCATGGTAGGGCTCCGGGTAGGTGGTGGCTACATACCAGGCCGTGATTCCCGGACCGACAGGGTTGACATACACCCTGGCCGCCTGGCCCTCGTGGCTGCCACGCAGCTCGAACGCGTCGGCGATCTTCGGGTTGGGTAGCACATCGGTCGGGTTGTCGATGATGGCGCGGACCAGGTCGATCACCTGCTCTTCGGTGAAGCCGGGGCCGAACTCGGACTTTCCCCAGCCCGTTCCGGCGCGGTGTCCGCCGTGCGGGATCTCGACGTCGGTGTCACCGGCCGCGACGCGGCGGGCGATGGCGCGGGATTCGGCCGGGGTTACGTCGCCGTCGAGCACCGACAGGGCGTCGTCGTGGCTGAAATCGTCGATCTGGCTGCGGCGGGCAGGCGGGACGTAGCCGTTGAATTCGCCGAACTCGTCGGGGGTGTCCGGGCCGAGCATGCCCCGGGCCCGCGTGGGGGGTTTTGGCGGCTTGGGCGGGCTCGCGGGCGCGGTATCGAGGTCGGCGGGTCCCCGCTGGTCGGCCTTTTGAATCTTGCGCATCTCGGCGAGGATCTTTTTCGCGTCCCGATGGGTTCCGGCCGCCGCTGCGGCCCTGTAGTAGAGGTCTTGGTAGTCGCCGATGTTGGGGCTGAGGTCCCATACGTCGTCGCCTGGAAACACCGGCACCGCAACGCAATCGCAGTTCTTGTGGTACTTCTGCCCGTTCTCGGTGAACAGGGCGTCCTGTTCACTGCTGTAGCCACGGAAGTTGGGGCCCTGCTCGCGGGAGGCGAGCATGATGCAGAACTCACAGGTGGTGGCGCCGGTGGGAACCCGTATCCACCGGGGCTTGGCGGGGTCTTTGGCGACGTTCTCGGCGATGGTGTCGCGGGCGGGTTGCTGCACCAGCCGCGACAGGCTCTGTTCGAGCCGCTGCTGGACCCGCTGGTCGACGGGCAGGTCACTGGTGGTCGCGGCGGTCGTCGATGCGTCGAGGTCGATCACGTCGGCGCCATCGCGGCCGAGGAAGGCTGAGGTGACGATGCGGTCAACGGCGTCGCGGGGCACCGGCGGGGCGGGGGTCGCACGGAATCGGCTGGCCAGCTTCTGTGCGGCGCGCTGCCTGTCGTAGTACGCCGCCGATACTGCGCCGGCCTGTCGGCCGTGGCGGTCCACGATGGCCCCGTAGAGGGTGCTGACCGCGTCAGGGGCGTGTTCGGAGGCCCAATCGACCCGGGGCCATAGCGCAGACAGTGCACGGGCCGCCAGGGCGACGACCGCCCCCAGTCGGGCGGCCTGCTGCTCAGCCGGCAACGGCGCCATCGGTGGACCGTTGCGCGCTCAGCGCGGCCAGGGCGGCTGGCTGCTGGCCGTCGGCGGGCTGACTGCCGCCCCCACCGGTCACCAGGCCGGGCAGGTTCAGGTTCGACAGGGCATCGTCGATCTCGGCCAGCCCCTTGGTCTTGTCGCGCTGAGCTTCCAGCCGTTGACGCTGCACCGGCGACCAGCCCGCCTTGGCCAGCACATCATCGGCAGTCGGCGGGACCATCCCCGAGTCAACCTGGCGGGCCAGCATCTCAGTGTCGGCGTAGGGGGTGGGGATTCCCGTGTAATCCCAATCGGTTTCGAGCTGTTCGGCGGCATCGCTGTACTGCCCGGTCATCTTGAGCAGAATCCGCATCAACGATTCCCACTCATTGCCCAGCGGCACCGACAGCCGATCGGCGATCTTTTTCAGCCGGAAGTCCGACATGCGGATCGCGTCGGCCGACGCCGGGTTGCCGTCAGAGAAGATCCCGAGGTACTGCGGGGCCAGGCCGGTGTGACCGGACATGACCTGCTGATCGAGGCCGAGCACCTTGATGAAGCCGTCCGGGGATTGGCCCGGAACCGTTTTGACATCAGGCAGGTTGCCGAACCCGTCAGCGGACAGAGTTTGCAGCCGCCCGATGAAGGTCTCCCATGCCGAGGCGGCGGTGCCGTCCGGTTTCTTGAACTGCTGCTCACTCACGCCGAGCAGGATGATCTTCATGGTGGCGTAGAACTCGCCGGTGACCTCCATGCGCACGAGGTTGCGGCAGGCCCGGTCCTGGGTGTTGCGCCAGTGCGCAGTCATTTCGGAGCGACCGAGCCGGTTGGTCAGGGTGGCTCGCGGCGCGAACTGCACGACCGGCACGAAGCCCATCTTGTGGTCGTTGCGGTCCTGGACGATCCAACCTTTCTCCGGGTCTCGGCGCAGCTGGATGGTGGAGCCCCGGTGATACAGCGTGGCCAGCTGCTGGTTGTAGGTCCCAGACGCCGGGTCGCTGTCGTTGTAAGTCTGGAATGCCGCCGACAGCGCCCTGGTACGCAGGTCGTGCGAGCCGATCATGTGCAGCGGGGATTCGATGGTCACCAGCGGCACCCCGCCGCCGGGGCGCGGCCCGGCCACACCGTAGGACCGCCCGATCGTCAGAGCGGCATGGTGGGCAAGGTCGGATTCGGAGTCCAGGTTGTTGGTCTGCCAGAACTCCTGCAACGTCGTGTCGACCTCAGTCTGGCCGGGCATCCGGAACCCCTGATTGGACAGGCGCTCCGTCCGGGCGTCGATGCCGGCCGCGCACCAGCCGAGTACCGCGCGCAGTGGCTCCAGCTCTGGTGGTACCGAGATCCCCAGCGAGGGAACAATGTTCAGGCCGAGGTAGTACAGCTCGGACAGTTTCATCTCGAACTGATAGGCCGGGTCCATCAGCTGGCTGGCCAGCTTGGTCATGATGTGCTTTTCCGGCTCCGACAGTTCCGTGTCGGTGATGTTGGGTGCGAACATCATCGGCTGCACACCGTTGTTCACCAAGGGAGTCGTCGCGGGGGTCAACATCGCTGTCATAAGCGGTCTCCCTTCACCATCCGTATGTCGTCACGGCGCCATCGCCGGGCGCACGGCCCTTCTGGCCCTGGCCGTTGTGGTAGTGCCACATCATGCGAACACCGACCATGCACACCCCGGCGTCGATCTTTTTGCGGGACTCGCGGTGTTCCTTTCCGACGCCGATGCCGAACTTGTTGGGGCGGCGCCGCATGTTGATCACGTGCTGGCGTGCCAGCATTCCCAAGCCCGGTTTGGCCTGGGGGCAGTTGTGGAACATCAGCTTGTCGCTCAGGTCGGTGCTGGTGCGCTCGCACGCCTCGGTGTGCGCTTTGAGGTGCTGCGGGTTGCGCATGTCCCAGATGACTTCGTGTTGGGCCATGCCGGTTTTCACTGCGGGTAGCCGTCGCAGCTTCTGGCGGAAATCCTTGGCCCAGCCGTCGCAGTAGGACTCCCAGTAGCGTTCGCCGGTATCGTCGTCGCGGGCGTCGGACGGGTCGAACCAGAAACCCCAGACGTCGTAATTGGTGAGCCATTCGCGGATGGTGTGATCCACCTTGGCCCGATCGATGGGAAGGTTGATTTCGCGGCTGCCCTCTTTGACCCTCTCGGGGATCCAGATGCCGATCGGGAACACCAACCCGTCGGAGATGCGGGCGCCGAACGCGGCGGTGGTGTCATCCGATTTCGAGCCGTCGCCGAACATCAAGATCGATTCACCGAGCGCCGGGTGTTCGTCGCGGTAGCACGGGTCGAACAGCTGCGGGGTGGTCCAGGCGTCGGCGGCGGCGGTGATCTGGTTGTACCACTTACGCCGCGACTCGCTCGGCGAGTTCGACCCGTTCATGATCGACTCGACCATCGACGGGATATCCAGCCAATCCGAGTCGCCCCGTACCGACTCGAGGACGGCGGGGGCGGCCTCGGCGGTCAGTGGCGCCTCCGGGTGGGCTTCCAAGCTGTCGAACAGCATCCCGAACGTGCGAGCCTTGGCCGGGCCCTGACCGCTGGCCTGGGTCGCTTCCCATGCGTGGCGCACCCGTTCGGCGACACTGTCGTCTCCGGGCCGAAAAGCGTTCTCGATGTCGAGAATTCGGCCTTGCCCGCCGGGGATCTTGGTGGAGTTGCCGTCGATCGCGCCGGCCAGGTCGTGGCCTTGGTTGCTGCCGTTCCAGTTCTGCGGCTCGTTGCGGATGGCCTCCGTAACCCGATTGCCTTCGATGGAAAGGTAATTCGAGCTGGATGCCTGGATCTGGCGGGTGTCGCCCAGGCCCCAGACGTTGTCGCGGCCCATCTGGATCCCGTAGTGCTTGCGAGCCTCGGCCGACAGCATGACCGGGAACAGCTTCATGGTGTTGGCGGTCTGGGATTTGGAGACCGCGGTGATCTGCACCCAGGCTGAGTCGACCTCGCGGCCCACCGGCTGCCCGTCGGGCCCCCAATGGTCGAACTGGATCGGGCCGAACGCGTGCGCGCATGACTCCCCGCACGCCAGCGGGTCTTTGCCGTGGCCCTTCATGCGCTGCAAAACCGCTGTGCGGTAAAGCAATCGGCCGGTCTCGTCGAGCGAGTGATACCAGAGCAGGAATCGGGCCTGCTCGGGGGTCCACTGCCAGTCCCGGCCGCGCGGGTCACGCAGCCAGTAGCCGGTCCAGCCCAGCATTTCCCAGCCCATCGAGTGTTCCGGGATAAGCCAGCCGCGCTGCGGATTCCAGTCCCACGTAGGGCCTATGCGCACCGGCTCCCACTGCCCCGGCTTCGGTGGCGCAATGTTCGGCAGGGTCTCGCGGTACCAGTTGATGATGTGGCTGTAATCGTGCTGCTTGACGAAGGCCATCGAGGTAGCAGCACGAGCCATTTAGACCAGTGCTCTATAGGTTTTGGCGAAGATGTCCGGCTTGCACGGGTAGAACTCGCCCTGGACGCCCCGGATGATCCAGTCGCCGGGACTGGCGTGGATTGCCCCTTCGAGCGTGTCTATGGCGATGGTGTGCGGCTTCTCCGGCTTGCATGGCCCGGAGTCGGGTTGCGCACACGCGAATCGGGCCGTACCGCCATTGCTCAGAATCCAATCGATGATCGCGGTGGCGCGTTCGGTGGTGCCGCCCCAGGTCATGGCCTCGATCTCGACGGGCAACTTGCGGAACCGCCCGGGAGTCTCGGAGAAAAGGGTCTCCCGTTCATACGGGTGCATCGATACCGCGATGTATCTGATTTTGCCGTCGAGGATTCTGACGCAACCGGTGATGACGCTCAGGAGGTCGTCCGGGACCTGGGCGGCGAGGTCGATAAGCGCCAGGCCGATTCGCCTGCCCTCGACTGTCGTTGGGGCACAATCGGTGGCGATGAACCACGCGACGTCGATACCTAAGTCGTCGGCGAGCTTTCTGCCGCGCTCCTCGCTAGCTGCGACAAGAGCGGTGTGGCCGTGCGCGGTCATCCGGCCACCCCCGTGTCGAGGATGCGGTATTCGCGCAGCCGCCCAGGGCCCGCGTGGCAGCCCGCCGCGACCGAGCGCGAGCCGAGTACGCCCAGGCCGTGCTTGTGGCGACCGCCGCAGTGCGGGCAGCGCACGATGACGCCACGCGGAACGCGGCGCACGACCTCGGCGACACCGCTGGCCCAGCTCGGCCGCGCAACGACTGCGGCGGTTGGCGATGGTCTGCGCCCGGGCGCAGAGGCAGCGTTCCCGCAGGTCGGAGCGTTGGGTCTATCCAACATTTGGCGCCCCGTGCTCATCCGGTTTTGCCCCAGCGGGATTCAGCGGCGCCGCGCTGCTGGTTGATGGACACCGTGCCTCCGTCATCGTCGGGCAGCTTGAGCTGCTTGAGTAGCTGGTTCAGAGCCAGGCGGCATTGGCGAGCCTCGGCCAGAAGCGGGTTGATGACCGGCTGGCCCGTCGAGCCGCGCACCGTGCGGGGGCGGCCTTCGGCCTCTTTTTCGAGCTCGGCGATGAGGTCGGCGGTCTTGCAGGCGTCTTCCAGCGTGCGCAGCTCATCGGGCCGCAGCACGTAGCGACCGGAAGTGACGATCTGTTTCCACAGGGTGCGGCCGGGCCCGTCCTTGCGGCCATCCTTGGCCAGGCCGGGCGGCGGCGGGGGCGGTTTCTTGGTCGTTTCGGTGTCAGCCATGGTTGCGGTCCTCCTGGAACCTGTCGGCGCCCGGTGACTCTCCGGGACGAAACCTGTGAAAGACGCGGCCCGCGAGTGGCCGCTAGCGACGCTGAGAGCCCCTGTGCGGGGCGCTTTTTGGCTCAGGGTCAAAATCACCTTCGGCGAATCGCTGTTGTGCTGCTTCAAAAATTGGCCAAACAGCGCACGCAGGATTGAAGGTGCTAAGGCATCTCGGGCGGGGAGGGCACCTCGGGGGTTACCCGCACCCCCATGCGGCCACGTGGCCGAGCAGATCAGGACTCGGCGGCGGGCAGAGCGTTCATTGCAGCGAGCACACCGCGACCGATGCCGCACGCATCCATCCGGCGCCGGGTGAAGTAGCCACAGTCGCCAACCGGAACGATCGGCGACCGGTCAGCGCTCTCCGACTCGCTGACGAGACCGCCGCGCGCGAACTCAGTCATCGGCACGGATGATCCCGTGGCGCGAAGGCGACAGCTGGGACACCGAGAGCATCGGCCATCGCTGCCGTGATCTGCTCGGGCGCCTCGCTCACCCGAATGGCGATGCCGTCGTGCAGGGTCAGGAATGAGACTGGCGTCTCGCCGCTGACCAGGATCTCCTCAATCGATTGGATTCGCCTGGCGTCTACGAACACTCGGCCGGAGTACTTGCGGCACTCGGCCGGACCGTCGCCTTCGGGATGCGTTAGGACGATCATCGCGGGGACGACACACTTGGCTTCGAAGTTGGAAAAGTCAGGCTCAACCTGGACCGTGACGGTGCGGGCGTCGAGTGCTGCCATCAGTCGACCGTCCGGGCGATCGCCGCGTTGGCCCAGAACATGGCCTCTTCGAGCTTGGTGGCGGCTAACGCCTTCTCTCGCCCAGGCGGCAGGTCCCGGTCGAACTTATGCGCCAGATCCTTGCACGCCGCACGAACACTGCCGTGTTCGGCGCGCTTCTCCTCGGTGGTTGCCGGGTGGAACGCGAACCGATGCTCGACGTCGGCGGTCGTGTTCGGGGTGTGAAAGGTCATCAGAGTGCTCCTGGGTGTCGTTCGAGGTCGCGGTATCGCTTGGACAGTGACCCGCGTGTGGCTTTGGCTCGGTCGATGCCGGCCTGTCGTTGGCGCTTGGTCTTCTCGCCGTGGCATGGGCTGCATACGCCTTGGACTTCGGTGGCCGAGCGAACAGCGGTGCGTTGTAACCCTTGGTCAGCGAGGCCGGTGATGTGGTCGAACTCGTCGATACGTCCGGTGCAGATGCCGGGGTATTGGAGTTGGCAGACCTTGTCGCGCCGTCGGACCTGGTCTTTGATGCGCTTCGGGATGGTGGAGCCCTGACCCCAGGTCATTCGCTTTCACCTGGTTTTGGGCATGACTCACCGAAGGAGGCCAGTTTGCATGAGGACCTGCGGTTTTCCTGGGATTCGTCAAGGAGGCGCAGCGTCCCCGGCGTGTCGTGTGTCATGGCTTAGGCCGCATCCACGGTGATTGTGATCGTGTCCCCGTCGCGCTGATCTCGGCTTACGGCGATCGTCACGCGAGCGTTCTGCCTCCATTCGTCGGGCACTTGGTCGAGCGCCTCAGCCAGCTCGTCAACGGTTGGTCGGCCGTAGAGGGTGATCGTGGTCCGCTTGGTGATGGTTACGTTCGCACCCATGGTCTTGGTGTTCTCCTATCTCGGTTCATGGTTGTCACGCCGCGCATCTGTGACCGGGCGATACATACCGTGCGCGCCCGGGCGCTGGCTTTACGCAAACCTGTCGCGCTTCGTCGGAATGGCCCTACCGCGCCACCACCCTTGGGCAACGATCCACTCACTGCCACAGCGGCAACGGAATACAGGCTTGCCAGCGACCCCAGTCAGCCCGGACGTTGCGGCGCTGTAGACGTGCCCAAACAGCCAGCAGCTGAGACGCCTCATGTCGCTCCCTATGTCAGCCAGTCAAGGATGTCGGATAGCGACACCATCTGTGCCCGCGTGTGGTGTGCGCAGACGGGGTACGGGCTGTCGTCCTCCGGGTCGATCCGGATCGCGACGGCGGTCTTGTCGCACGGCTGCGATTGGCCGTCACGGCTGACTTCCTCATGGCACACGCCGTAGTGCATGATGCGTTCCAGCTCGCCGGGTTCGTCCTTCAGTTCCATGACCACTAGTTCCTTATGTCGGGTCGTCGGCGGTGCGATACGGGATATGCACGCCGGTCTCGCACTGGTAATGACACTCCGCTTGGCAGCGGCCACACGAGCAGTCACACCATCTGATCGGAACCAGTGGTTGTGGCGATAGATCGAACATCATCAGTCCTTACGTCAGGTGTTGACTTCGCCGAGATGACGCCCGAGGTCAGACAACGCGCGACGCTTCGTCCAGCCGTGCCCGGCGCGGAAGTGGTGCATCGACGAATACTGGACCTCCGCGAGGTACCCGTTGAAGTAGTTGCCGACTGCTCTCCACTTACCCCGCTGGGCTTGGTGCCACAGGTACCGGATGCCGCTGCGAAGTCGTCGGCGCTTGAGGTCGCTGAATAGCCCTACCGGATAGATTGTGATCTGAGGTTCGTTGTCGCTCATCATGATTCCTTATGTCGGGTCGGCGTCGAGGTCTTTGATGCCGCGCTCACGGTCTTTGGCCTTCCGCAGCATGCGGAAGTACGCGCCCAGTGCCTCGCGCTCGTCGTCAGTGAACGGCTCGACAGAGCAGAGCGTGATGCCCTCAATGGTGGTGCTGAACTGAGTGGCATCGCCGCCGCCCACAAGGTCGTCTCGGCCGGTAGTGCCGTGCCAATCAGGCATCTAGTCCTCCTGTGAAAGTAGGCCGATAAGTGGTCACTACGTCAGTCGCCCGGCCCAATGCCTGCGCATCGATTCGAGCGTTACCGCTGGGCCGCCGTGGGCGTCGTAATCCCCGCACTGGCAGGTGGAATCGTGCCAAGCGCGTAGGTATCCGAGCGCTACCTGTTCGGGCATGGACAGCACGCGGCGGGCGAACTGCTGGGGCGTTTCGGTGAAGGTCATTCGAGTACTCCTGCGGGTAGCGTTCCGAGTTGTTTGGATAGGTCGATGAATTCGTGTGGGCCCCAGCGGTGTTCGCAGCTTTGGCAGTGGGCTCCGACTTCGGTGGCGATCAGGGCGGTGTCTCGGATGAGTTCTCCTGCGCTGTCGTAGCGGTGCACGGTTTCGGCACGGCAGGCGGGGCACGCGGCGGTGATGCGCAGGATGTGGCCGTGGGCTATTAGCGATTCGAAGTCGTCGGCCCAGGAGTTGAGGATGCCAGCGATTCGGCGAACCGCGCGGGTCTGCTCGACCGTCCAGGCGTGGTTGGCCAGGGCAAGTAGCCGCGAGGTGACGTTGCGGTCCATGCCGTAGCTCGGCAGGTTGAATTGGACTATCTCATCGAACCGATATTTCATGTCGGCCGCATCGATACGGAACGGCGCCCGGGACTTGGCGATCCCGCTTGTCCCTGTGCCCTGTTCACCGGCCAGAGCGGCCACCAGCTGCCCGTAGAGGCCGGGCACCTCGATGTACTGGTTGTTGATATACCTCGGGTAGGGCGTAACCAGGCGGTCGACGGCAGCGCGTAGGTCGTTGATCGCGAAGAACAGCTCGGCTTTGCGGGCTGGTCGCGGTCCGGGCTGGGTCACGTCCGTCACGGTCATCGGGGCCTCTCCGAGAGTCGTTGCAGGCAGGGGATTGTGGATACGGAGCCGTCTGGGTGGTGGCAGTACTCGCGGGGTTGGGCGCCGCAGTTGGGGCAGTGCCGGCTACTGGGGCCGTTGGCGTAGGCGTCGAAGACGGGCCCTCTGGAGCGGCGGCGACGGCGGGGGCCTCGGACGTAGCGGTCGACGTCGTCGTCCTGGTCGGTGTCGTAGTCGGCGCTCATTGGGCCGCCCTGACGTTTTCGAGGGTGTCGGGCAGGGGCGGCACCAGCGAGAGCCCTCGACGGTTGCGTGGCGGCGTCTTGTGGTCGCATTTCTCGATGGGCTCGCCTTGGTCGTCGGTGATCCAGCTGGTGCCTCCACAGCGAGGGCAGCCGAGGCGAAGCTGCTCATGCTCGCGGCGGGCAGCGTCGGCGATCGCGACGTCGATCACGGCCTGCTCGGCCTGCCAGGCCTTGAACGCGTCGTTCGCCCGTTTGCAGCCCCAGCAGCCGCCGGGGGTTCCCTGCGGGTGCCGTTCGCAATACCGCGATGGGGCCTGGGGGGTTTGGGGCAGTTCGACCGGCGCTGGTGACGTACCCGAGTTACGTAACCCCCCTTGGTTATTGGTGTAGGGCTTAGGTGGGAGGACACCAGTGTCCTGTTGAAATGACATTCCTGTCCGGTGGTGGACAGTTTCAACAGGACTCCCGTGTCCTGTGGTGGAGTTATTCACAGGACTGCTGTGTCCGGTGGTGGAGTTATTCACAGGACTGGGCTGTCCTGTAGAAATGCCGTTGGGGCCGGGCAGTGTGATGCTGTATTCGGCGGCCTTGCCCGCCTTCGGATTTGCCGCCGCGGTCTGCAAGATCAGCCCCAGGTTCCGCCCGGCCGCCAGTGCCCGCCGAACGGTCCGCACGTCGACCCCTGCGGCCTCGGACAGGTTCTGTTCGCCTGGGTGCGCCCCGGTACCGTCGCGGTAGTCCGCGTAGCTCTCCAGGGCCAGCAGGACCGTCTTATTGGCCGCCGACAGCTCAGTGCTCGGCATGCGAAGCACGAGCTTGGTCCAGCGGCGCCGATCCTCGAATGTCAGCATCTACGAACCGCCGTCTGCGCGGGGTACGAGTTGCCAGACTTCGGGGTTCAGGTCGCCGTCAAAGACGTCGACGGAGCCGTTGGGGTGCACCAGGCGCCAGCAGTAGACGCCCCCGGCCTCGCGCACGCGGATGGCGTACGCGCCGGCCGATGACCGGCGCACGGTGCCGAGCGGGTCGCCGCCGCGCTGTTCGTTGATGGCGGCCACGATTTCGGTCACGACCCTGGGGGCATGGTCGAGGATCTGCGCGGCACCGTACTTCGGGAACGCGGCCCGAAAAGCTGCCACACCGGCGGCCATGTCGTCGTCAGCGAGCCTGAGTTGGGGGCGATGGGTCACGCGGGAACCTCCTGCATTTTTTCGGCGATGCGGCGGCACCGGTACGTGAGTTCGCCGAGGATCAGCCAGTACTCCAGCGCCGCGACGATTGCGCGGATATCGACTTCGGCGAGGTCGTCGGTCGATGCGATGGGCCGCCAGGTGACGTACGACGAGACGGCGAGGCGGTCGGGGCGCTGCTCTACGCCGCCCTCGCGGAAGAGGGCGAACATTCGGCGCACGAGGGGGCGCGGTGCGTTAGGCGCCATGTGCACCCCGGCGCGCCTCGACTGCCGTTCCCTCGATCAATGAGGCTTGCTGCGGCTGGTCGTCGTGCTCTGCGCACCATGCGACACAGGTTCCATCGGGCCAGGAGCGATACCCGACGGCGCTGCGGCCGCACGTGGAGCACGGCGGGGTGGGCGACAGCCCAGCTCGGGTGCGTGCGTCCAGTACTCGATCCACTGTCATGACGCGGCACCGGTCAGCCAGAAGACGACGAGAGCGAGCTGCCACAGGTGCAGCAGCGCCAGGCGGTAGCGAAGCTCGGGGCCGAAGGCCCGCACCAGCGCGGTCATGCCGCGTCCAGGATGCGTTCGACGGTCTCGTGGTGGACCCCGGTTTTGCGGGCGATGATGCTCGGCGTTGCGGCGGTCTGCGCGTAGACCGCGAGCACCTTGGCGACTCGCTCGGGCGCGATGCGCGTCACGCCCTGCGCGACGATGCGTTGCGCGATTTCCAGGTGCGCGCCTTGCGCGGGTTGCGCGTCACCGTGCGCGGCGTGCGCTTCGGCGCGCACGGTGTTGTGCACTTCGACGTGCACCGAGGGCGCGGGTTGCGCGTCAGGATGCGCGGCGACGGGAGTGATGGCGTGCAGCTGCTCGGCGCGTTGCGCGTTGGTCAGCGCGAGCAGCGCCATGGTGCTGGCCGTCATGCCGAGGTCGACGATCAGCGGGACGATCCACGCGATGACGGGTGCCGTGCCGGCCCAGATGATCACCAGGTCGCGCAGCGCCACGAAGTTGAGCACGAACGCGCCGACCGCGATGGCGATGGCGATGGCCAGCGCGCAACGGTATGCCGCGCCGACGATGCGCGCCTGGACCAACGCGTGCACGCCGTAGGTCGCGCACAGCTGGACCACGACGATCACGAAGGCGAGCACTGAGGCGATCAGCGGCGAGCGTGCACTGCCGAGCTGGGCGTGCGTGACGACGCCCAGCATCGAGAACGCGGCCGAGCCGATGAGCCAGGCCCAGAAGAACCGGGTGGCGCCGATGCGATCGGCGGGCTGGGCGGTGGTGGTCATCATGGTCATCAGTTCCTCCCTGAGATCCCGATCAAGAGCGAGAAGTTGTGGCACGCCATGAGGTCGACCTCGTCGGCGGTGCGTTCCAGCGGGCCGGGGTGGATGCCAACGAGGTGGCCGCTCTGGCGGAACCCGAGAGTCACTTCGGGGTTGTCGACCACGGACAGGGCGCTATGCAGGCGGCGGGCCGAGAGGGCGACGCGGCGGTAGTCGCCTTGGTGAATGGCAGAGATGCTGTCGTTGACCTTGCCGGTGGAGCTTTGAGTGGTGGTGACCGACAGCCCGCCGGCATCGGCCTCAATGTCAACCTGAGCGTTGCCGTCGTCCGCGATCGACGAGGCGCGGCGCAGCATGAAGGCGAGTTCGGCCGTGGACACGGTCGAGGCCGAGGTGTAGACGGCTGGCTTGAGGATTCGGCCGATGTCGGGGAAGTCCTCGGCCAGACAGCTGGTCATGACCGTGGTGGCCGAGGTGCGCAGGCCCAGCATCGACTCGTTGCGCAGCAGAATTTCGACGTTCTCGGCGGTGGGGCCCGCGACGGCCTTGATGGTGGCCAGCAGGTCGGCGGCCGGGACAAGGATCTGAGCGTCGGTCGTGCCGGTCCAGTCCAGGCGGCGTCGGCCGATGATGTAGCGGTCGGTCGCCGACAGCCACAGGCCATCCGGCCCGAAACTCAGATGGACACCGGTGAGGCTGGCGGGTTGTTCCTCTTTGGAGGCCAGTTCGCCGATGACCTGGATAGCGTCGGTGAAGGCGTCGCCGTCGGTGGTGCCGATACCGTCGGCCTCGGGGTCCATGATCGGCAGGGTCGGGTAGTCCTCGGCGTGCAGCAGCGGCAGCCGGAACGCGGTCCGCCCGGCCATGATGACCATTTCCGACCCGCTGACGTCGATCGTGGCGTCTTTTCCGCGCGGGAGGTTGCCCCCGACCGCAGAGAGCAGCCGCCCCGAGACGAGGGCCGTGTCAGCCTCACCGATGTCTGCGGGTGTGGTGCGCCTGGTGGCGCGGTCGTAGTTGAAGCTAGACATGGTGACCGAGCCGATTTGCGCTTCGATCAGGACCCCGCCGAGCACGGGCTGTGTAGGCCGAGATGGCACGGAACTGATTGCGGCGGTGATCGTCTCGGCGAGAACGTCGGTGTCGATCGTGAATTTCATTTGCCGCCCGCCGATTCCTTGGGCTTGGGCGCGTGAATGTCTTCGGCGACGACCTCGACTGCCGCGTCCGCGTGGGCGGCGAGCAGGTCGATTGCGTCGTCGGCGGTGAGGATGAACACCTTTACGCCGGGTCGCAGAGTGAGCGCCTGGCCGGGAGTGAAGATTCCTCGTATTTCGATGGAATCGGTGTTGATGGAGTGGATTTCGCCGGTTGCACTGGCGTCGCACTCCAGCTCTCGGAGGGTTGGGTCTTCTGCACGTGACATGAGTGGGGCCCCTCTATTTCTTCGGTTTCTGGCGGTCGGCGGCGGCATCGAGCTGAGCGAGCTTGGCGGCGGTGCGCGTCATGATGTCGTCGAGCGCGTCGAGGCCGCGTTTGTGCGGCCGGGTACGCAGATCGGGGAATTCCTTTACGCGCCCGATAAACCCGTCACCGTCGGTGACGGCGGTGGTGTAGAACTCACAGTCGTCCAGCAGCGGTATACGGCTAGGGTCGCCTGGAACTGCGGTCATGCGGCGGCCTCGCGATGCAGGACCGCCCGCAGCCGCCTCCCGAGGAACTCACCGACCGGCGGCGACACCGCGTTGCCGAATCCGTCGGTCTGCTTGCGGGCACTGCCCCAGACGACGAAACTGCCCTGGTAGGTGCCGAAGGTGACATCGAAGCCGCAGCCACGACCGATCTCGTGGGCGCCCATCATGCGGAAATAGCAGTCCTCCAGCGGCAGCTCGGCCAGCATGGCCGACCATTCGTCAACGACGGGCGCCTGTTGCCACCCGGAGAACAACATCGCTTGGGTGACAGCGGAACCCACGACCGTGCCGAGCGGAGAGCCGATCGAGTGAGCACGGTACTTGGCTTCCTCGATCGAACCGTTGTTCTTGATCACCCCGGCCGCGGTGAGTAATCCGGGGATCTGTTCGGCGGTCACCGTGGGCATCGCTTCGGCGTGAATGGTCGGAACCGTGTTCTGCCGGTACGGGATTACCCCAGCCGACAGCAGCCCCAGCGTCTCTGAGCCGCCCTGGGTGGGCAGCGGCCCATCGACACCGCGCGGGGCGCCCTGGTAGTTGTCGATGGCCAGCAGGACGGCTTTTTCGTGGGTGCTGGTGACGGTGTCCATCGGCTGCGTGATGTGCTTGCCGTCGCCGTTGTGGCGGTGCGCGGCGATGACCGACCCGGTCGACAGAACCGCAGTTTCCTGTCGACTGGTCTGCGTTGCGAGCGGCTGCCATGGGTGACGCTCCGCTCCACGTTCAGCCTTCGCGGGCATGAGAACCGCAGGGAACTCGGCGAACCGCTGCCGGCATCGCTCAGCGCGGGCCATGGTCGTCGCCGCCAACGGCTTCTCACGGTCGCCGATGCGGGTGCCGAGATTGTTGAGATCCAGGGCGGCCAGCGACGGCGTCATTGGCGGGACCACGACCCGACGGCATGACGGGCAGCGGTAGTCGTACTGGGTGCCGTAACGGACGGTGCCCGTGGGCGGCACCCCGGTGCGCCAGCTCCAGACCGCTTCAACGATCTTGTCGCAATGGCCGCACCAGGACTCAGGACGGTGGTCCAGGTCGGGCGTGGGCAGACGTGCGTCCCAGAATGCGATGTACAGCCTGTCGCGGGATTGGGGCACCCCGAAGAACATCGAATTCAGGTACAGGACACGGTATTTGTAGCCCAAGTTCTCAAATTGGTTGAGCCACCAGCGGTAGGTTGACCCGTCGCCCACCTTCGGTCTGCCGACGATCGCTGGACCCCACGAGGTGAGTTCGGTCGTGCATTCGACGAGAATCAGCCGTGGGTGATGCTGCGCGGCGTAGTGCAGAACGCAATTGGCGGTGGCGCGGTCGCGCTCCGAACGAGTGACCCGTTCCTCGAACTCGGGGTCGTCCAGGTCGAACAGTGAAAGACCCTGCGCATAAGCTTTTTTCGTGTTCGCGGTCGAGTGGTTCACGCAGCTCACGCCCGCGCACAGCAGGTCTGCCGGTGGCAGGTCGCGAGCGGAGTGGTAGTCGGAGGCCTCCGGGTCGACCAGGTCGGCAATCCAATGCTCAGCCTCGGGGTGGTTGGCCTCGTGGACGGCCACCTTGTAGCTGTTGTGATTGGCGGCCATGATGGTTTCGAACCCGGCCTGCTTGATTCCGGTGGTGAGCCCACCGAACCCGGAGAACAGATCGACCGCAACCAGGTCGTCGTGCGCGAACCGCCTCCGTTTCGCGGCGGGCCGATGCTCGGCCAACCCGGCGGTCACCGCTGAACCCCCGGAAGGAATCTGGCGAGATCAGCGGCAATCACCAAGACCATCGAGATAGCTAGTGAGATGCCGAACATGGTGGGCGTGCCGAGCGCCAGGGAACCGAGAGCGAAACCCATTGCGGTAGCGGCGCTCAGCGACAGCGCCAGGCGGGCGGTCATCCGAGGGCCCCGCCGCATCCGCCCGGCCCGGCCAGCGGCGGGAACGGTGAGCCGTCAGGGACGATGCAGCGCAAGGGTTGCCACGCAAAGCCGATGCGGTGCAGGTTGAGTCGCGTGCCGTCCTTGAACGTCTTGCCTTCGCAGTACCCGCCCCACCCTGAGCTGTTGCCGCCTCCGGGGCACCATGTGGGAGGGTTCGGGACGTACGGGTCCAGCTGGACCGGTTGCGGGGCCGGAACAACGACGATGATCGGGTCGGCGTCCGCGTGGGCGGCGTGGGCGATGCCGGTTCCGGCCAGCACCGCGCCGGCCGCCGTGGCGCCGAGGATGCGGCGCAGGGTGCGCAGGTGGACGGTGCGGCGAATCGTGGCGCGCCACCGAGGCGGGCGATGCTGACTTATGGTGGTGTGTGACACGGGACGTACCTCCTGTTGTCGAATGGCCTGGCAGTCAGGCGCGCACCCGGCCGCCAGGCCGCTTACTTGCTGGGGCTGTAGGTGATTCGGAAACTCGCCAGCAGCCCTTCGGCCGCGCAGTCGGCCAGCTGGTCATAACTGCAGAATGGGAAGCGCTCGTAGAGGCCTTGGGTGATATGGGCCGCAAGGTCGTCCTCGCGGACAGGGCGTGTGCCGTCGAGAAGGTCAGCGAATTCGCGCATTGCGTTCGCGGTTTCGCGGTAGACCGGGGCCAGATCGACGGGAACGCCTACGACCTCGGAGAGTGCAGCCATGGACTGCTTGAAGCTGTTGACATGGTCAGCGATAGAGCCCCCCGGGGAGGGCGGCGCGAGGGGGAAGCCGCTCACCTCCCCGGGGGTTTCGCCCGCAACCGCCGCCAGCGCGGGCGAAAGCATGTCGGGCGCGAAATCGGATTGATGCTGCCCAAATTCAGCCCGGGGCAGGCTGTCCAGGTATTCGCCAGGGTCGATGAATTCGGGCTTCTCGTCGTGCCCGAGGGCGTTGCAGCGGGACCGCCGATCGATACGGTCCGAGATGGCGCTGAGGATGGACTTGATCACGATGCAGCCCCCTGCTGAGTGAGTGCGTCGATGCGTTCGACGAGAAGCCGGGCCAGGTCGGCCCATTCGTTTCGACTGCGCCGTAGCGCTTCGTTTTCTTGGCGCAGCTGCTCGACGTCGTCGCCGGCCGATAGGCCCCGGCGTTCATCGGCCGCGGAGAGGCCCTTGAGCAGTTCGAAGTACTTCGTGGGCCGGTCGGCTACGTCACCGGTCAGCTGGCACACGGACCGGAAGGGTGGGGCGGTCCTCACGCGACGCTCACCCGTTCGGCGATGACGTGGCCACAGCTGGTGACTACTTCGGCGCCGTCGTCGGTGCGGATGCGCAGCTGGCGGTCCCAGTGGTCCACCACGACACCGGTGACAGTGACCATCGCGGCCAGCTCGTTATCCCAGCGGTGGAACTGGACACGCTCGCGGGCGTGATGAAACGGCAGAGGGCACGTCGGAAGAAACGCCGTGCGGGCGGTGGGGTCGAGTCGAGGTGCCATCACGACCCGCTAATGGCGTGCGCCGAACCGGGCCGCCCTTCTACGCTGTGGCTGTTACGGCCAATTGACGAAGGAGAAGATGCTGTGGCAGAGCCCTGGGAGTCTGAATCACTTGGAGCCGACCGGTTCCGGTTCACCAACACATCAGGCGGAAAGCTGGCGATGATCGCGCTGGCCCCGGTTTCGGGTGCAGAGGTGCGGGTCGAGGGTGGAGTCGCTGAGGATCCACATGTTGTACCTGCACCAGTCGAGGCGGGCGCCAGCTTCGTCGCGCAGGTGAGGGGCGCGGGTGTGCGGATCACAGCGACCGCCCCGCCGTCGATGCAGAACGTGTACTGGGAGCTGAAGGTGTCTTGACGTAGGTTCCCGACGGCCGCGTGGCAAACGCGGCTCGTCGGGCCCACGCCTTACGCTGCAACCGCCCAAGCGACGTAAGGAGCGCTTCGGTTACATAACGGGCCGCAAACCCGTGCAACGTAAGGAGTCTGAATTGGAATTTGTCACGGTCTTCAGCGACATCCCCGACGATCTGCCCATCACCCAAGCTGTCGTTGACCGGGTCAAGGCCGAGGGCGCCGGAAAGGCCCCTGGCGCTGCCGGATTGGCCCAACTCCAGGTTGGCATCACCGGGATGCTCAGCGGGTTGATGGCCCTGGAGCGCGAAGTCCAGGCGCTGCGCAAGACTATCGCCGGTGAGTGACCCAGACGTATAGCTAGCGAGCAGGTCGGGATCGCCCAACATCACGACACTGATCGCGGTCCCGATCTCATCGCGCACAATGGCGCGCACCCGCGCCTCGGACGGGGCGCTCACGCGCTTGCCTGTTCGCCGAGGAGTTCAGAAACCGTAACGCTGAGGATCGCAGCCGCTTGCGTGAGTTCATCGACAGTGAAAGGCGTCTGGGCGGAGAGTCGTCGCGAGAGAGCCTGCTGCGACATGCACAGCTTCGGAGCGAAGGACGATTGGGTTTCCCCAGCCCTAGCCATTTCAGCGCGGAGGTTCGCCGCGGTACGTCGCGACGGTGACTTGGTCGTCATGCGAGTGAAGTTACTCGATATGCGTGTAAGTACCAACTAGAACACGCCGAGGGTTTACATGGTGAGCGAGATTTTCTACGCGCACTGAGCTTGTAGTTACCCGAATTCCGGGTAATCTACTGAGTCATGACAACACTGATGCTCGTTGATGGAGACGAGGGTCTAACCAAGTCTCAGGCCGTGACGCAACGTCTACGGCAGGAATTCGCGCGCAAGGGGCTTTCTGTCTCTGAAGTGGCCCGTCGGCTTGGCACGACTCAGCAGAAGCTGTCGAGGCGCATGACGGGACAAACCGTCTGGGACGTTGATGAACTAGATGGCGTGTGCAGCAAGATCGGCATCTCGTTCGTCTATGTGGCGACGGGAATAAAGTCGCTGCCCACTGACGGCCCAGAGGGGGGTCCTACTGGCTCGGCCGGAGGCGCAGACAAATGGAGTTGA